CTAAACTTAGAGAGGTAACCAGACTTGATTAATTCCTCAGTTTTGGTAACCTGTTCATAGGATCCAAATAATCCTTCCAACACCCACTTATGAGTTTTACTGCCATCAAGAGTACCAGTAAAACCAAACCTATACTTGGCATTGTGTAACTTAGTCATGATACCTGTCAATGACTTTGACTTAAAAAGATGTGCTTCATCACCAATTACGCAATCTATATCATCAAAATATCTTTTAGGAAATTTGTAGATAGATTGCCAAGTTGATATTATAATAGGTTTGTCAGTATTCTTATCCTTACCACTATAAATTTTATGAACATGAGCAGTAGCATTCCACCCGTAAGAAATAAAATCATTGACCATCTGCTCAACGAGGGATGTAGTTGGGACGACTATAAGTATCTTCTTTGCGGTGGCAGCATAGTATCTGACTATGGAGTAGATCATGAGGGATTTCCCAGATCCCGTAGGAGAAAGTAACAACTTACGATTGTTCTTTATTGCTTCATAGACAGCATGATATTGATAATCTCTAGGTTCTATCTTAGAGATTTTTTTCATGTATTGTTTTACTGCTGGTAATGAGACTAATTTATTGTCTTGACTTATATCACCATACCAATCATTCTTTTCATACTCTACAATATACTGTTTCTCTGCTGCCCATACCTGTAGATGATCCAACAACCCATGATACAAATCTCCTGTAGCAGGGGAGTATAGACGTATGGTTCCATCCCAGTATTTGTATCTAGGATTTCTTTTTAAAAATTTTGCTTCTGGAACTTCAAATGTGAAGTAGTCCGCTAATTCTCTATGGACGTATTCCTCATCAGAATGAATAGTTATATAAACTTCATTCTTTTTCTTTACTGTTAGATGTGTCATTACTGTCCATTAACAAATTTCTCCCACTCAATGGCACTCTTTATTTGAAATCCTCTATTAGATATTTGCTTCATAACCTGATCTAGAAAATATAACATCTGTTCTAGATACTTGATCTTTGCCTCTAGGTTGATGATCTCATCATCAGACTCTATGTAGACCTTCATCTTTTCAGTTGTTTTTATATGAGATCCAAATGGTTTAGCAGCATATGTCTTAGCATCCGCTTCACCAGAATAGTACTCACGTTTTTCTTTTACTAATTTACGAATTTCAAACTCTAAAGAAGTTTTTATTTGAGATGTGTCAGTGTAATGGTTTAAGTATTTATTGTGTTGGAAAGGGATGTCTAATGCAAGCTGTCCCAGATCAGCACTGTATTGTTTATTTTTGAATTGAAAGTCAACTGCGGAGTCTTCCGCCCAGTCTTTTCTTAATTTTTCAAATTTATTACGAAGCGAATCAAAATTCATAAAGGTCGCATAGATTTATCACGAATAAAAAACTGCTGGTGTTTGAATGTAACCTCTGCAGTTATATACTCTACATCACTTATTGTAGCATCAAATTGCAAATTTGTCAGTGATACAGGGAATAAATCTCTAAACTCTACAACAAATGCAGGGTTATATTGACTAGTAACTATGTGTAGTTGTCCGTCTGTATAGATATCTTTTTCTGGTGTGCTTCTTGCCATCTGATCTGCGTTGCCATTATCACGCATCCAACTATGAATAGAGTAATAGTTTTTAAGATCTTCATCTACAATAAAACGTACAGTAAAGTCTCCAAAACTAACACCACCGCCAGGTATAATAGGCAAACTTCTGAAAGGACTTGATACATCAATACTAGGCATATTAATGTCAGGAACGTTTGCTCCTTGACAAAAGAAATCTACCCCTTCAAACTTTTCCAGTTTAAGGAGATATCCAATTGGATTTAAGAAGTTCCTATTACTAGGTTGTTCTTTATACCACTCTGCTCCGCCTACAGGCATGTCTATATTCTGACTACTCTAGTATTTATGGGTTGTTAGGATCTATTCCTAAACTAACAAGATACTCTTCCCACCATGTAACCTTTTGCCTTTTCCATAATGGCACAGGCAATCCTCTTTCTGTATAATATTTTTCTATAACCGCATCTATAGTTTCTGCAATTTTCAATCGGTTAATCCTCTTCTGTAGAACGTCCATTCGCATGAATAATTTCTTCCAGTTGTTTACGAATAATCTTAGCACGTTTTTTGTCACGTATTTCATTCTTATATCCATATCTTCCAGTTAGTATAGCATAACTTTGAAACATCAAAGACAATACTGAAATTAATATGACCAGTAGTAATATTTTATCAGCTGGTGTCACATCTGTCTCAAAACTTCGTCTTTTAATTTATCTACAACCTCCTGCACAATACTTACATCAATACCTAAAAACGGAGGAATTAGTCCTAGTGTTCTAAACAGACCATCAGCAAACAGTGCCATAAACACAAATCCCAACACCATACTAATTTGACCAGCGTTTCTATTATGCTGATTGATAGCAAATTCTATCATCTCTTCACATTCTTCTCTTGTAAATGTTTCTTGCTCTTTTTGTAGGTATGGTTTCCTATACGCACTCTTCACAGCAGGACTTGTGACACGTTTAGGTTTTAAGTAATCACTTACTGGTGATTCCTTTAAGACTTCTGATAACATGTAGAATTTCCTCTTAGATGTTGTTTTAATAATTTTCATCTTCATCCTCTTCATCATCCCAGACAATGTAAGGACCATGTTGCATTCGTTTTAATTTTTCTGTTTCTGAACTGAACTTCATGGTTTCAGTTATCCACAGTGAAATTTTAATTACGAGAAATATCACCACCATAGGTGATAAGCATAGCAGTAGTATAACAGATGATTGGTTCATTGCCAATATTCATCTAGAATATCAAAGGTTTTGTTTAGATACTCGTTTGCACCATTACATTCCCATTTGCCTTTTTCACCAATCTCACATTTATAGTGCAGTTCTCTTTTAAGTTGCATAAGCCTGTTGGTCATTGCAACTTTGTCTAGTCTGCCGTTCATACGTTTCTGTTTACTTACACTACTATTTAAGCATAAAAAAAGGGATCCCGTAGGATCCCTGTGTGTGACCCCTAACAATGTTGGGGTGTTTTCCACAATTTGGTATCGTATTGTACCAAAATTTGTGTTTATATTAAGTTAAGTTAGCAACTCTAACTCTTCTATAGTACTGGTTAATGCCATGAGTTAATGCCTCAGCATCAGGTGTACCATTAGACTGAACAACAAATGGGTTAGCAACCATACCGTATCTAGTCTTGAAACCAATTTTTGGTTGGAAGGTAGATGGGTCAATGCTTCTTAACATTTGGAGTGGAACGTATGGGCAATAGAACAGTCCACAGTCATAAGGTGATGAACCTTTGTATCCTACAACATAGTAGTGAGTGTTAGAAACGTTTGCTGAATAAGGATCAACGAAGACCTTGATTCTACCGTTCATTGTACCCACAAGTAGGTTACCTGTGTCGTCTACTTCTCCGATTGAAGGACCGCCAGCACCAGTTAAACCTGAAGAGTAGTCAAGTGTACCTGACATGGCAAGAGCACTAGCAACATCAGCTGATGTGATGATGAAGTTACCCTTTCCTCTACGAGTTTGCTGTGCGATTGCGTTAGCGTCTCTTTCTATTTGGAACATAAGTCCTTTGAATTTCTCAACTGACCATCTTCCATTACTGTCTACGTCAAGGTCAAACACACCAGCGTTAGCTACGTTATTCTGTGCACCTTGTTTAGCGATAGTGTAAACAGTTCTAACAACCTCACGGTTGATTTCTGCAAGGATCTCACTAGAAAGTAAGTTAGCAAGTTCCTGCTCTGCATCAAGACCGTGAATTGCTTTTAAGTCTTGTGCTAGTTCTAGAGTGTACTCTGCCTTTAGTGCTCTTGTTTTAGCAGTAACAGAAGTCTTCTCTATACTGAAGCTCATCTCGTTGAAGAGAGTAGATCCAGAACCTAGAACTTCAGCGTCTTCTCTAGCGATTTTACTAGCAACTTTCTCGTAGTTAGCACTAGTTGTACCACCACCAGAAGTATCGTTAAGTAAACCTGGGTTAGCATCTGTTGTACCACCGTCTCCAAGAGGAGAGATAGGATCGTTAAATGCTGCAGGTCCTTGTGAGTTACCAGAGAAGTTTGCATCTGGTTCGTTGTAAAGTGCTTCGTTACCAGCTCTTAATGCTGAACCATTTTGCTGATAGTGTGACTTCATTGCAAAGATTAGTCCTGTAGGACCGCTCATTGGTTGTACACCACAGATGTCGTATGCTACCAAGTTTGGCATAGCACGACGGATGAGGCTAATCATCACTGGATCGAAACCAGCTAGACCACCTGTTTTTGTTGTAAGACCACTTCCAGAAAGACCGTCTCCACCAATGGCACCAACTGTGTTGGATGCTTCATTGATCATTCCACGCTCTTCTCTTAGTGTAGCCTCTGTATTTTCTAACAAAACAGCGGTAACAGCTTTTCTATAATTGTCTTTGATGGTGCCAGCACCTTCATGACTTAGAACAGGTGACCACTTTTCTGTTAGAGCTTTTGAGTTAAACATTTGCTCTTATTAAGAAAAAATAGGTTTATATTATCAGGAGTTCCAGCGATTCATTGCATCAAGATACTGTGCCATTGCTGGACTTACTTCTGAATCTGATGCTCCTTCAACTGGAGTTTCATCTGCAACCTCACTTTGTGTTACAGTTTTTTCTGTGAAGTAAGACTCTTTGATAGTTTTAACTTTCTTAGAGAACTCCTCCTCAGTTGTAAACTCAACACCCTCAGCGAGAGCAGCGAGTTTGTCCTTTTGAGTATCTGCCAATCCATCGGAAACTTCGTTCACGATATTTTTTCTTGCAGTCTCATTTAGACGGGATTGTAATTTCACATTAGCTTTGACCTGTTCGTCAAGCTTGGCTTCCATTTCACGAATTGAATCAGCCATACCTTCTACCACATCCACTTTCTCGTCTGGGATAGAAATGTAGTGCTCTTCAAAGAGACTCTTAAGACCTATCATAAAGTCTTCAGTAATCTCATTCTTTATACCACGATCAACAGCTAATTGATTCTCTTCAAGCCATTGAGTCACGGCGTAGTTTACAGTTCCGTTAACTTCTTCTGCGAGTTCTGACTGAGCAGCAAATATCTTCTCAGCAGATTCGTTAGCGAAATGTTCTACAATCTTGTCATACTCTTCAGAAAGTTTTGCTTTGATAGCAGCTTCAAAAATAGTTGTTGCTTTTTCTGCAAACTCTTCAGAGAGTTCTGTTCCCTCAAGGAGGGCGTTTACATCGTCAGATACATCCACAGATTCAAACGATGGTTTAATTGGATACTTCACATCAGGACCTTTAGAGGTTGCGTATGCAACTTCAGCACCTAGGGAATTAGGACCTGCTTCGTCACCTGGCTTTCCGCTAGTTGATGTTGCACTGCTGTCCTGTGATACAGGTGCGGATGCTTTAGCACCAGGATTTTGCTCACCTTCACCTTTAGCAGCATGTAAAGGAGGTGATTGAGATCCACCAAGATCGTTTCTTGATTGTCCGTTAGCTACAGCCTCTGGAACTTTAGGATCAGAACCTGATGGTTCATCCTTTCCGCTTGAAGCCTGTTGTGGATCACCCGAAACTTGAGTTGGTTCGGAACCAGTACCAGGAACTACTGTTGCAGTTACTGTTGGCATCGGATCCTGATATTCTTTGAGAACATCAGCCTGCTCGGTGGCGAATTCCTCAAACTTTTCGTTTAATGTATTTGACATCGTAAGTCTTCCCTGAAATTACTGTGAATAATCTATGTTTATTTAGTTAATTATAAACCTGAAAGGAAATCTTCAAACACTCTCAGTGTTCTTTCCTCTAAGTTTCTGCGTGTTGCGTTGTTCATGTAACTCTGATATTTAGCAACTTTAGTCTCCTTTAGTATGCCATTATCCCAAGCCCACTCTTTACCTTCCATGATACCATTGACAAAAGCATCAGGTGCGGAAGGATCAGCAACTATATCAGCTGCTGTTGCTAACATGAAGTCGTCCATAACTACGTTACAGTCTTCACGTTTGTCAATAGAACCCATACCTCTAGATGAAACACCTAATTTTACACCCTCACCTAGTAGAGATGATGCAATTTTACCCATTGGAGTATCTAAAATTTGTGCTTTACCTCTAAAGTTTGTACCATCTTCTGCAAGAGATACAATTCTATGAGAAACTCTATCCAAATTGACTGTAGGTCCGTCTGGATGTCCCAACTCACCAAGAGCACGTGATGTTTTGATGTACTCTTCGTTGTAACGATTGACTTCTTTTTGTAGAACTGAGAATGGATACATACGTCCATTGCGGTTCTTTAGTTCTGATTGAAGAAATACTCCTTCTATGTACAATTTTTTACTATCACCTTTACCTTCGGTGATTACTTGTACATCTTCAATCGTTTCCGTTATCAGTTTCATCGGGCGTTTCCTCTGGGGGTTCTTGAAAATATGTCGCTGCTACTGATTTTTTATATTGATCAACAGCGTCACTTGATCTTGCGTAAAGCAAATCTTGAAGTTTGTCAATAGCATCTGCACGTTTGTTATCAGCTATATGTGATACAACATCCATTACTTCAGCTTCGGGATTTGCTTGATCAGTTTTGTTCTCTTCAGACATAATAATTAATTATTTAGTATTACTTGTAGGTGCAGGTTGAGATTTTGCCATTTGGAGTTGCTTTTTATGAGCATCATCCGCAGCTGCTTGGTCAAGTGCTGCTTGGTTATCTGCTTGCTGTGACTGGATTTCTGGAGCATACGCTGTATTCATACGATCCATTTGATCTAGTTGAGTCACATCAATAGGATCCATAGCAAGACCTTGATCAATTTCTTTTTGCATTTGCTTGTCAATCTCTTTATACTCTTTCTCAGATTGTTCAAGAATATGTTTGCGGATATATTCAATTGAATAATACTTACCAACGAATACATCCATTTGAGTTGCAAGTTGAATGCGTTGACCCATTAACTCCTTCTCTTTTAATTCATTGAAATGATTATCAAAAAGGAAGTCATACTGTATATGCTCTTTCATCTCATCCCAATCTTCAGGAGATATAACTCCTTTCAGGATAAGTTGAGTCTTGAGTATATCGTGAAATAACTCTCCGAATCTTTTGCGAAGTCTTCCAATAAACTTAGTAAACTTAAGTTCGTCACGGAGAACCTCTGTTGTCTTACCTAAATTAAATCCTTTGTTATCATCTGTAAGACGAGATGGAGGTAAGTTTAAACTGTTGTATAATTTCTTTTTAAAATACTCAACATCCTTTAACTCACCTAAGTTTTGACCAGCTGGTAATGTAGTAATTTCAGTTCCTCTACCACCCTCTCTACGTGGTAACCAGAAATCCTCAAGCATACTCATATGCTTTTTGTCATCACGGATCTCACCAGTGCTTGCATCGTAAACTAATTTATTACGATAACGTGCCATTACATCACGTAAGTATTGTTCTGCCTTTACCTTTGGAAGATTACCTACATCAATATAGAAGATTCTTCTCTCAGGAGCACGTGATAATCTATAAATGACAAGAGCATCTTCAATCATGCGGAGTTGATTAAGAGACTTAATCGCCTTGTGCATAAAACTAAGATGCATTCTTTTGTTTAAATCTTGTAGTCCAGAAGAACAGAAAGCAATTGAATCAACTGCCATCTTAATTCCTTGTGAGTTAGACATATCTCCTACAGGACCTAATGCACCACCTCTTAAATATCCTCTTGGGTTGTACAGATAATAGTCAATATAGTTACCCCATTCATTTTCTAAAGCGGTTCCTTTTAATGCTCTTGAAATATTGGGATCCATATTATTACCCATTTTTCCAAGTTTCTGTCTTACCTTACGCATTTTCATTGCGTCTACGTAACGTAATTCAGTAATACCTTGTTTAGGATTATCTAAATCAACTACCTTATGATAAAAAATTCGTCCGTCAATATACCATGAACGAACGATTTCATGAGCACGATTATCAAAATTCATCAATCTCTTGATGTAATCAAACTCATCTCTTACTTTTCTTTTAACGCCAGCACCAACATCTAGATTCTCTAGGTTGATATCAACGCAACTATCGTTGTTGTCAGAAACAACAAACTCATTCACTATCTCGTCAACAGCAGAATCCACCTCTGGATGAAGAGCCATATCCCTATATCTACGGATAAGTTCATATTCATTCCTTGCGGTGGCATCTGTGTCTACGTATGTTCCAAAATAACCGCCAGCTGCAATAGAGACAGGTTCATCAGCGAGAGGAGGTACTGGTGATTGACCTTTCTTTTCTGTCTTGCGGTTTATTTGAAAGCCAAATAATTGACCCATTACTAATTAAACTAAGTGTTTCCTACTGTTATTTATAGGATAGAAATTCCGCTATCTCCAGCAGTTGTATCACTATCATCTCCAACAGTCCAGTAAGAATACTGAAATTCAACTGAGAATTCTTCAATCTGATCGTTACTATCATATGCAAGATCAATAGCAGATGTACTTATTGGGAATGCATACCATAACTTGTATGATCTTAGTTCAGAACCTGCGGGTGAACTATCTTTCTCAAGTTGTCTGATAACAATTGAACGACCATACGCTGTAGGATCTTGGATTTCACCTGTGTTTGCTTTATGTGTATTAATCTGGTTCAACCATTGCTCAAAATATGAACGAGACTTCATCTCTTTATCATTGATGAATGTTGCTGACCAGTTATCAAATGTTCTGTCTCCAGCAATCTTAACTGTTCTTCCTCTGAATGGAACTTCAATTACACCAATGTTTGATGCAGGAAGTGCAGCAGACTTACACATGTATGAAACTAAAGTTTGATCAGCCTCAACTGTACCAGGGAACGTAATGTCCACCTGAAACATATTAGGTCTGACACCCTGTTTAACCTGTGTTAGAAAACTTGATACGTTGCTTGTAATTGCCATTGTTTTAAATGTCCTCTTCTTATATATTTAACAAATTAGCGTCCAATGACTTCACTGAACGATACACCAGTTCTAGTAGCAGTAAATGTTACTGTTACATAGTTGATGGAACGAGCAGGTTTGATGAACAGTTCCGCAACAAATTCGTTACGATCAATAACAGCTGGTGTGTTGTTTGATGTGTCACAAACAACTAAGAAGTCAGTGATACCCTGTTGTGCAACAATGTCATTCAAATATGAATTGATATTTGAAAGGAACCCAGTACGAGTAACCTCGTCATTAAGTTCAAATAGAACACTCTTAGCAAGTGCTTCAACTCTAGACTCAATGTTAAGGAATAGTCTACGAACATTAATCCTATCAAATGCGGAAGGTGATGCAAGAGCAGTCTTGTCACCAAATAGTATAGCACCTGTTCCTGGGAAACTTACGATAGGGTTAATTCTGTTTTGATAGAGTTCATCTCTATCTGCCTTGTTAGGATTATATGCTAACTTAACTACGTTACGAACTCCACCACGTGCTAAACCTGCGGGTGAAATCCAATCAGCAACTGTTGTAGAAGTATTAACACATAAACCAGCAACGTCACCATTACATGCTACGTAACGATACTTGTCGTTAAAACGATCATACATGTACTTGTAACCACTATCTAAAACAGCGTATGATGTTGAAGTAATAGTGTTAAAGAAGTTAAGTGTTTTTGTCTTCTGTTGTGCAGGAGTTAGTGCAGCAGCAGCGGATGTTGCAATTTGATTTCCTTTATGTGGAGAAACAAAAGCAACACAATCTTTTCTTGCAGCAGCAATAGCAACTGCTTTCTGTGCTTTAGTCTTAGTATCTGCTTCAGATCCCATTGATCCACCCATGAGAACAAAGTCAACCTCTGTCTCTTCTGTGTCAGCAAATAGGTCGTATCCAGCACCAACTTCACCAGCAGTGTAAGCATAGTCATCTGTACCACCACTTAGATCAGTCTCGTTTCCACCTGATAGTTTGAAGTAATCACCAGAAGCAAGACCAGAAGATGCAAGACCCCATGCCTTACCACCACCTGTACTGTTTGGTTCAAATAAACTTCCAACATCAGCACCGTGGAAAACAAACTGTGCTTGATCGTTAATAATATCCTTATAGTAGAGTGAACCACCTTCAGGACTCTTAGCGTCAGATATTTTGGAAAGGAATGTAAATCTTTCTAGAACTGTATTAGCAGCACCTGAGACATCTCCTGTTGTGTCAATAACACCAACATGAACTTCATCATACTTGACACCTCTATCAGATGCAAAACTTGAAGTACCAGGACGAGGTCCTATAGCAGATAGTTTCAATCCTGTTGAACCTATAGATGTATTTGTATAAGCATCTATTGCTGCGGATACATTAATATCAGCACCAGCATTACCAGCATTGATAGTTGTTCCTTCTATGTTATCAGAGTCAGAGATTAGAACTGTTGGATCGTCAAGAACAACTGTGTAATCTAGTCCACTTATTGCAACTAGTTCAGCAGTTTTTGCAACACCACTTACATTGAATGTAACTGTGTCTCCAGCAGAAGGAGGGTTAGATGGTGCAGAAGAAAGTGTAATAATCTGGTCAGCA